CTGCAGAGATACACAATCTTCGATAATCCGTTCCTTCCGGAAGAATTTGTGCAGCAGCTCTGTAAGGAATACGAGGGAACAATCTACTATGACCGCCTTATCCTTGGAAAGTGGAAAAGGGCAGAGGGGGCAATTTATAAAAGGTTTGCAGACAATCCGAATTCATTTCTGTGTGGTGTCGTAGATGAATTTACTCCGGATCCAGAGCATAGGCAATTCCGAAAAGAAGATATCACATCAATAGAAATTGGATTGGACTTTGGTGGAAACCAGTCCGGCCACTCTTTTGTTGCCAGAGGATATACAGACGATTACAGAGATGTAATTGCACTAAAATCTCGCAGGATCATGGCAAAAGATGAGAATGATGATATCGACAGCAACCGGTTAAATGAGCTGTTCTGTGAATTCATTCGCGAAGTGATAGAAGATTATGCTATCTGCGTAAAGCACGGAAATTACGTAGAATACTGCAATGTGGAATCGGTGTTCTGGGATAATGCGGAAACCGTCCTGGGTAATTCCATCCGCAACGTAGTGGAAAAGGAGTTTCCTTGGATTTCCGTTCGCCCTGCAAAGAAGAAAACAATTAATGATAGAATCAGATGTACCGTCAAGCTCATGGGAGCAGGGCGGTTTTTTATTACAAAAGACTGTGGAACTTTACAAGATGCTTTCACGGATGCGGTCTGGGACAAAGAAATTATTGGCAAAGACGAACGCCTGGATGATGGCAGCACTGATGTTGATAGTCTGGATGCATTTGAGTACACGATTGAACGTGATATGAAATACCTGATTGAAGAGGTGGAAGATGTTTGATGGATTTAAAAGATTTTGGAAAGGATTAATGCAAATGTTTGGATATACAACATTAAAGCAGATTGTCGGTAAGGACATCACCCTCTCCGACAAGATGATTGATGCAATCAATGAGTGGAAGCAGATGCTGAATGGCCAGGCTGACTGGATCACCGACAGTGTTGTTTCTCTCGGAATAGAAGAGGGTATTTGCCGGGAATTTGCAGACTGCGCATTGGTGGAAATGGAAACCAGCGTGAGTAATGAGCGTCTGGACAAGATATATCAGAGGAATATTGCAAGTCTGAATGAAAATCTCCAGGAGGGACTTGCACTGGGTTCTTTTGTATTAAAACCCCTTGGCGGGATTGCTGCTGAATTTGTTTCTGCTGACAAGATTATCCCGATTAGCTTCGGGGATGATAGCAAGCCGATTGATATTGCGTTCCTGACCGTAAAAAAGGTTGGTGATGTGGACTATTTCACAAGGTTTGAACGGCATTATTTTACGAATGGAAATCTGACAATAGAAAATAAGTGTTTTCATTCCCAGACAGCAAACGATATTGGTCTTCCATGTAGCTTAGAAGCAGTGGAAGAATGGGGAAATATCGATCCTGGACCGATTACCTATCCTGGGATGAACCGGATGGACTTCGGGTACTACCGGAATCCGATTAAAAATAAGGTTGATGGTTCTGCCTGTGGTATTTCCATTTACGAATCTGCGGTGGATTTAATCAGAAAAGCAGATATCCAAGGCGCAAGGCTTGACTGGGAGTATGAATCTGGAGAACGCGCTATTCATGTGGACAATAAAGCGTTGAATCAGGATAAATCAACCGGAAGATTCGGTATGGCAAGGCTTAACAAGCGCCTGTATCGTGGCTTGAATCTGGAAGTTGGGAAAGATCAGGAACTTCTGAAAGAATATTCTCCAGGGATGCGAGATGAAGCTTTCAAGCGTGGTCTGGAAGAGTACAAGCGAGAAATAGAATTTTCTGTAGGACTTGCCTATGGAGATTTGTCAGATGTTCAGGAAGTGGCAAAAACAGCAACAGAGATTAAAACATCTAAGAACCGGAAATACAACCGGGTAACAGCAATCCAGAACAACCTGTATGATTGCCTGGAGGACTTTGTTGCCGGTCTTGCATTCTATAACAGTATGCTGAATTCTGGATATGAATTCTCCTGCAAATTCAACGATTCTATTCTGACGGATGAAGAAGCAGAACGGCAGCAGGACAGACAGGATGTGAGCATGGGAGTGATGTCCCAGTTGGAATACCGAATGAAATGGTATAACGAGGATGAATCTACAGCGAAGAAGATGCTTCCAGAACAAAACCAGATTATGGAGTAGGTGATCTGATTGAGAGAGGACTACAAAAAGCAATTATCCGGGCAGATTGAAAAACACTTTTTGAATTTGGAACAGATGATTTTGGAAGATATTATTCGCCGGATAAAGAAAACTGGACAGATTACCAGTACAGCAGACTGGCAGATTAACAGACTTCGGATTATTGGATATTCTTCAGAAGACATTGAGAAAATGATAAAAGATACTTTGAAGCTGTCTTATCCGGAAGTGTTTGAATTGTACGATAAAGTAATAGAGTGGGAATATGTTCGAAACAAGGATATCTACGAACAGATCAATGCGGGATATATCCCTTATGAGGAAAATAAAGAATTACAGCAGCTTGTCGAAGGATTTATCCAACAGAGCAATGAGGAACTTCGGAACATCACCCAGTCCATGGGATTTTATGTGGACTACGGAAACGGGAAGTTGGTCATGACACCGCTTGCGGATATTTACCAGAATTATCTTGACCAGGCTATCACAGGAGTGGTTTACGGTACTTTTGATTACAATACCATGATTCGCAGAGTAGTTACGCAACTTACCAACAGTGGATTAAGATGTATTGATTATGCATCTGGGTGGCATAATCGTGTGGATGTGGCTGCCAGAAGGGCAGTTATGACGGGTGTTTCGCAGCTTACCGGAAAAATCTCCGATATGAATGCAGAAAAGCTTGGAACGGAACATTTCGAGGTTGAATGGCATTCCGGGGCACGTCCTTCTCACGCTGTTTGGCAAGGTAAAGTTTGGAGCAAGAAGGAACTGGTTACTGTATGCGGACTTGGTACTGGCCCTGGACTACTTGGTTGGAACTGTTACCATGAATATTACCCCTTCGTAAAAGGCATTTCAGAGCGTAACTGGACAGATGAGTGGCTTACAGAGCAGAACCGAAAGGAAAACACACCGAAGACCTTTAACGGCAAGGAGTATACCTTGTACGAAGCCAAACAGCAGCAGAGGAAAATGGAAACCGCCATGAGAGCACAGAGAGAAAAAGTTGTGTTGCTGAAGCAGGGTGGCGCTGATCCGGACGATGTGATGCTTGCCAGGGCAAAATACCAAGGGCAGCTTGGGGAATATGCAAGGTTCTGCAAGAAGATGGGACTTACAGAAGAAAGAGAGCGTATCTATTATGATATGCGTGGAAGGATTGCACCGAGAATAAGAAAATGAGAAAGGAAAGGTGAAAATCATGATTATTACGGGGATGGAACATTTTCAGAGTGTTTGTAAAAGAAAATTGGTAGAGTGGTATAACAGAAATATGCCAGTCGTAGGCAAAGAGATTGATTTATCGCATGTATTTATTGTTTGGTCATGCAAGGCCTTACAGAATTACAAATGTCTGGCATCTACCACGGTATCCGGGGATGGCATTTATGCGGAATATACATTCAATGGAGACAAGCAGGAATTATATGAGGATGTTTATATGAAACTCACGAATACTTGTCATACAGAAGAATAGAAAGGCGGTGATCTAATTATCTCCCGTTGAGACGCAGGGTGAAGCGTCTTATTTTTATGCCCTGCCATATGGCTAAAAACTGGACATACCCTGCCGGAGGTCTAACCGGCTATATCCCATACCGCTGAAAGAGCGGTCAATAAAAGATTTCAGGAGGAAAAAAAGCAATGAAAAACATTCATGAGATTCTGAAGGAGTTTGGACTGGAAGTCCCAGCAGACAAGAGAGCAGATTTTGACAAAGCATGGAAAGAAAATTATCGTACAAAAAGTGAGTATGACAATGCCGTTACACAGAGAGATAACTATAAGACCTCTCTGGATGATGTAAATACCAGGCTCAAAGAGTTTGAAGGTGTAGATGTCAAAGATTTGCAGGGACAGATCACGAAACTGCAGGGAGATCTGCAGGCGAAAGATGCTGAGTATGCTGCAAAAGAAGCAGACCGACAGTTCCATGATTCTGTGAAAGATGCGATCCGGGCAGCAGGAGGCAGAAATGAGAAAGCTGTCATGGCCATGCTGGACATGGACACTCTGAAAGAATCGAAGAACCAGTCCGAGGACATCAAAAAAGCATTGGAAACCGTAAAGGAATCTGATGCTTATTTATTTGGTTCTGATGAGCCATTTAAAAACCCAGTGGGAGCAACCGGAGGCGGTGTTGATGTGGGCGGAGATAATATGTCTGCAATCAGGGCGGCTATGGGGCTTCCAGCAGCAACTAATAAATAATTTTGAAAGAACGAGGTAAAAGATATGGCAAATACAATTGCATTAAGAAAAGCATATTCCACTATGCTTGATGAAGTTTACAAATTAGCATCTCTTACATCCGTTTTGGACGGACCAAACGAACTTGTAAAAGAGGGAGCGAACGCAAATGAGATCCTGATCCCGAAAATGTCTATGCAGGGACTTGCGAATTACAATAAACAGACTGGCTATGTTGCCGGTGACGTAACACTGGAATACGAAACAAAGAAATGTGGCTATGACCGTGGACGTATGTTTACCATTGATGCTATGGATAATATTGAATCTGCAGGTGTGGCATTCGGAAGACTTTCCGGAGAATTTCTTCGTACAAAAGTAGTACCTGAGTTGGATGCCTACCGTCTGGCGGGATATGCGTCTATTGACGGTGTAACAACTGTGGCAGCAGCGCTTGATAACGGAAAAGCAGCTTTGGCAGCTCTTAGAGCAGCAAGAAGCAAAATTGAAAATGCAGAAGCGAACCTTGCAACGTGTTATCTGTTTATTAATCCGACTATTTACGGAATGATTGAAGACTTGGACACAACGGCTTCCAAGAAAGCTATCGAAGGTTTTGCTGGAATCAAGAAAATTCCAGAAGGAAGATTTTATTCCAAGATTGACCTGACAGCGAACGGCGCAGGCGGCTTTGCAAAAAATGAAGAGGGTAAAGCAATTAACTTTATGATCGTTGATAAGCAGACGGCTATTCAGTATCAGAAACATACAGTTTCCAAAATCATCACACCAGACCAGAACCAGGACGCAGATGCTTGGAAATTCGGATACAGAACTGTTGGTATCGTAGAGGCTTACGATAATAAGAAAGATGGTATCTACGTTCACACAGCAGCAGAATAAGGAGAAAACTATGCAGGTAGGGTATGAATTTTATATAGATTCCTATGGTGGCACGAACTTCTCTGAAAGAGACTGGAAAAGGATTTCTCAAAAAGCATACCAGAGACTGAAACATTTTACCTTTGGCAGCCTTCCCGACAATTGGGAAGGAGAGCCATGGGAGAACCAGGCAAAGTGTGCAGTGTGCGAAATGGCAGAATTCCTTCTCTTGCAAGAGAAAAGGCAAGGGAAAACATCTGAGAATACAGACGGCTATTCCGTTACATATGAAGCAGATCAGGAGCAGGCTGGAAAATTATATGAGATTGCATATATGTATCTCGGTCACACAGGAATGATGGATTTTGGAGTTGATGCAGGATGCTGACGAATACAGATATTACAATTTTCCACCGGGTATATGATCAAAAAACTAGATTAGATTCCTGGAAGATGGTCTATGTCCCTGAGGCATGGTGGCTTAAAAAAGAACAGTCTACCATTACCACAGATGGAAGAAAGAATGCGGATGTATATACCATTCGTATTCCAAACACAAATATAGCACTTGAAAAAGACGATTATATTGTGAAAGGGATATGCAGGGTAAAGATGCAGACTGTGAATGACCTGGAAGGATTAGAAAGAGCAAGAATCACATCTGTAAATTATAATACCTTTGGAGGAAATCCACACATAAAGGTGGTGGGAGTGTAATGGGAAAAGGAAAAAAGCAATTTAAAATAGAAACACCAAGAGGAACTATATACACTCAAGCATCCAATAGCGGAAATGTTGCTGCAAAGCTTGAATGGGATCCCAGATTTGTACCTGATACAGAAAAAGGCTTTGAAAGTGCTCAGGAATTTGTAGATTCAGAATGCATCCGTCGCATGAATCCAGAGACACCAAGAAGAACTGGTGTATTGATTAAATCTGCTACTCTTGGTACCGTAATCGGCTCTGGGGAAATCAACCAGATTGCCCCGTATGCCCGCCGACAATATTATGAACATAAAGAAAAATCACACTGGTTTGAACGAATGAAAAACCGGCATAAGGATTCTATCCTGAAAGGAGCTGCGAAGTATGTCAAATCTCATTAATAGTATCCGGGATTATATTATTACTTGTCCTTTTCTTTCAGATTGGAGAGTGAACGTGGATTATCTGGGAAAAGGAATGGAGTATTCCATAGATCCGCTTCCCTGTGATCCTGTTATCCAGAGGTATACGGATGGAGGGGCGAAGAAGCAATTTCAATTCGCTTTTACCAGCCGTGAAAAATATGACCAGGATGCTCGAATTAATATTGAAAACAGTGGATTCTACCAAGATTTTGAAGAATGGCTGGAAACACAGAATATGGCAGGGATACTCCCTGAATTGGGAGAAAATAAAATCCCTATTGAAGTAGAAACATTAAACAGCGGCTATCTATACGATGTGGATGAAGAAAAAGCCAGATATCGTATTGAGTGCCGCTTAATTTATAGACAGGAGGTCTAATATGGCAGAAAAAGAAGTATTGGTGAAACGGTCACAAAGAGTAGCATATATGGACACAGCAGCACCGGAAGGACCGGCTAGCTTTGAAAGAATGACAGGATTTACTTCTATGACAAACGCAAAAAACCCGAAAGAGTATTCCCGTCAATATGTTGATATGGATACAGAAACGGCGGATGTAGTTGGATATGCGCCATCTATCAATTATTCGTTCGACAGATATTCAAATAATCCAGTGCACGAAAAAATCTCAAAGATTCACGATGGGGAATTATTGGGAAACGATACACATGTGGATATTGTTGTCGTGGATCTGTTTAAAAAATCATCCACAGGAAACAAATATCACGCAACGAAGCGTACATATGCTGTTATTCCGGATTCTGATGGAGATGGAAATAACGCTTTGATTTACAGTGGATCTTTAAAAGCAGTAACGGAAATTGAAGTTGGAAATGTTACGTTTGCAGAAGGAGACTTAAAAAAAGCAACATTTGCTACCGGAGAATATGATGCAGGTTGATGTAAGGAGATGAGCCTATGAGCCTTTGGAAATGGAATAATGTGGAACTGGAAGTGGATTTTGAGGATGTCGATTTCCAGGAACGGTATGAAAAAGCTTTTGAAAAAATAGAAGAGACAGAAAAGGAATTGTTGAAAACCGGAAAGTTGTCTGATATTACTAAAAAATATTGCGAAATGTTTTGGACACTGTATGATGATATTTTTGGAGCAGGTACAGCACAGAAATTATTTAATGGGAAAATGCATTCCGGAAAATGTGAAGAGTGCTATGATTCGTTTCTTTCATTTTGTTCCAACCAGGTGAAAGAAATAAACAAAAAACGCCTCTCTCATGTATCTAAGTACAAAGTAAAGAAGTGATCGCATGAATTTGTTTTATGAGGATCTTCCGGATAGTATAGAGGTATTGGGGAAGAAGGTACGGATCATTACGGATTTTCGGGAATATATTAAGCTGCTGGATATGATAAATGATGATGAACTATCCAAAGCAGAAAAGGTATATTTGCTAAAAGGATATTTTCTGGATGAGATTCCAGATTTAGATGAGGCAATCGAACAGTTATGTGGATTTGTTTCTATGGATTACATGGAGGATGGAAAGCGTATAGAAGAGAGTGAGTTTGTAAGAAGCAAACCACTCTTTTCTTTTTCTGTTGATTATCCGTATATCTTATCCGGTTTTTTACATGATTATTCCATAGATTTATGTACCGTGGAATATATGCATTGGTGGAAGTTCAGGATGCTGTTCCAGGGATTATCTGGAGATACGGAAATCAAACAAAGGATCATGTATCGTTCCATTGACCTGAATACGATCCAGGACAAAGAGGAGCGAAACCGCATAAGAAAAATCCAAAATGAAATTCAATTACCGCAAGGTGTTTTATCGGATTATGAGATCGGAGATGCTTTTGCATGAAAAAAATAATAAAACCACCTTTACAAAGAAATTGGTTTCGGTGCAAATATTGTGGCGCCAAACTAGCCATCTACGACAATACGGCACGCCTTGAAGGTGGATTATATATCAAGTGCCGCATATGCAAGAAAGAAAATGAAATAAAGAAATAAACACCGAAGTGAGCCTGTGAGCCTGTGTTTGTCCAGGAAAGAAGGGATAAGTATGGGTTATGATGGTTCACTGAAGTTTGATACTTCGATTGACGAAAAAGGCTTCTCTGGCGGGATAAAGCGCCTTGGAAGTGTTGCGAAAACAGGTATGGCTGTGTTGGGGACAGCAGTAATTGGTGGAATAACAGCATTTGGTGCATTGACAAAGGCTTCCCTGGATTCTGTAGCCAGCTTGGAACAGAATATTGGCGGCGTAGAAACATTATTCAAAAAGAATGCAGACACCGTTATAGCAAATGCGAAGAAAGCTTATCAGACAGCAGGTCTTTCGGCAAATGAATATATGTCTACGGTTACCAGTTTTTCTGCTTCGCTGCTTCAGAGCCTGAGTGGAGATACAAAAAAAGCGGCAGCCTATGCAGATAGGGCAATCATAGATATGTCTGACAATGCGAATAAAATGGGTACGTCCATGGAAATGATCCAGAACGCATACCAGGGATTTGCAAAGCAGAACTATACAATGCTGGATAACCTAAAATTGGGATACGGCGGAACGAAAGAAGAAATGCAGCGCCTTGTAAAAGATGCATCAAAAATGAAGGATGTACAAAAAGAACTGGGCGTTACAGTTGATGGAACCAGCTTATCGTTTGGAAATATTGTAAATGCTATTAGCGTAATGCAAAAAAGCATGGGAATCGCAGGAACAACTGCGAAAGAGGCTGCAACTACAATCGAAGGATCCATGAATTCGGCAAAAGCTGCATGGGATAATTTTATTAACGGTACAGGTACAGTAGATGAATTAGTTGACGCTTTAAGCGTGACTGGAGAAGTTATTGCCAAGAATTTAGGGGAAATTATTCCGAGATTGGCAGAAACAGTTCCGGAAGCAGTAGGCAAAATATATCAAAACTTAGTATCGTCACTGCAGAAAAATTCTTCCGGAATGATTCAGGCGGGAAAGCAACTGCTAACCGATTTTGTAAACGGAATCAGCCAGAGTGCTCCTACTGTAATTGATAGTGCAGCGAATATGATAGATTCTCTGATAGAGAGTATCGAGAGTAACACGCCCAATATAGCAGAATCAGGAATGGAAATTGCAGATTCACTGGTTTCAGGTTTTCTACGGGTGGGAGAATCTATTTTTAACGCAGGAACGCAACTGATTACATCTTTCATTTCCGGGATATCACAATCTGCTCCTCACATTGCGGAACAGGCAAGTACGATTATTTCTACCCTGATTTCCGGAATACAGTCTAATGTACCCCAAATGCTAACGGCTGCAGCAGATGCGATTTTGTCATTTGCAAATGGAATCGGAAGCCAGCTCCCACAGTTGATACCCCAGGCTGTGAATATGATCGTTACTCTGGCTGATTCTGTGATTTCTAATATCCCTACCATTGTAGATGCCGGAATTGCTGTTCTGACAGGTCTTGTGGAAGGGATTATTAATTCACTACCAACATTAATCGCAGAAGGTCCGCGTATCATAAATGAATTTGCAGATGCGATTTATAATGCAGTAGGAAAGTTGATCACTACTGCCGGAAAACTGATAATTGATTTTGGCAAAGGATTGATAGCACAGATTCCATTAATTAAACAGCACGCAAAAGATATCCTGATGGCCATAATTAATGCGATGTCGTTATCTAAGATGTTAAGCCTTGGAAAAAGTTTGATATCCAGTTTGAAAAGTGGAATATCTTCCATGTTTAGTGCTATTAAAAATTCCGGAAGCGATGTGATAAAAAATCTCGTAAGCGGTATTAAAGCGCTTGCAACACACCCGGTTACTACTTTAAAAAATATAGCTGTAAATGCTATGAATGCTTTTAAAAATATTGATTGGGGTTCGATTGGCAGCAATGTGATATCCGGGATTGTCAATGGTTTAAAGGCAGGAGCCGGAGCGATTATAAATGCTGCTAAGAATGTGGCAAAATCTGCCTTAGATGCTGCCAAGAATTTCCTCGGTATAAAATCGCCGTCCAGAAGATTTCGGGATGAAGTAGGTAAAATGATGGCATTAGGAATTGGCATTGGGTTTGAAGATAATATTCCGGATGAACAAATTGATAGATCGCTGAAAAGAACGTTGGATCATGCAAAGAATCGAATGAATCATGTGACAAGTGGTAGCTTTGGAATAAAAGATACGGTTTATAGTAGTTCTTCAGATAGTTCAAATAATGGAAATACATATGTGAATCAGACAGTGAACATTCACCAGCCCGTGAAATCGCCCGTGGAAACGGCTAGAGCTCTGAGGAAGACAGGAAGGGAGCTTGCTTATGCATAATAAAATTATTTTTACTTTTGAAAGCAGTGGAGAGAAACTGGTAATGGATGGTAAGGAGTATGGGATTCTTGATTATGAAGGCTTGGAATCAACGGAATATGATCTTGAAATAAAAGATAATATCAATGCACCAGGTGGAACTTTGAAGAGAAAAAGAATACTTCCCAGACCGATATCTGTCGAGTTCGAGTATAAAGGAGAGGATAAAAGCGCAGTCAGACAAAAAATTATCCGTTTCTTTTCTCCATATCGTGGAGGTATGCTTACTGTATCCATGCAGGGAGTGGAAAGAAAAATTGAATATGAAGTTGATGGTACATTGAAATTTAAAAAGAAAAATATATATTATCCTCTTACGGGATTGGTTGAACTAAAATGTCTGGATCCCCTGTTTCAGGATATCATCCAGACCAGTGAACAAATCTCCACCTGGGTAGGTGGCTGGTCGTTCCCATTTACTCTTCCTTTCCAGCTAAAAGAGCGTGGAGAACCCCGAACGAATATTATCAATTCCGGAGATGTGGAAACCCCTATTCATGTGGAATTCCATGGACCTGCAAAGAAACCCTACATAAAAAATCTGACTACCGGTAAGATCATCCAGATTGAAGCAGACCTGAACAGTGACCAGACATTATATGTAGATACAACTTTCGGGAAAAACACAGTGGAAATTGAGGAAAATGGAACACGGACAGATGTTTCGCAGATGATTTCTATGGAATCCCGGTTTTGGAGATTAGAAGTGGGGGATAACATGGTAGAGTACGGTGCAGAAGATGAGTTACAGGACAATAACGTGGTGATCCGGTATTCTAACCGGTATCTGGGTGTATAAGGTGGTGATAAGATGGAAAAAAGTTGGTTTTTTAACAATGGACAGAAATACGGACAGGAAGAACTGAGAAAATATTTTACCAGGATCTACCGGAATGGAATCAGCCTGGACGATGCAGGATTAATGGAAATGCAGGTAAGTGCTTCTGGTTCTCAGGTAACAGTAGCTCCCGGGTTTGCTATTATTGGAGGGTTTGCTTATGAAAATGACCTTCCTATCCAGATAACAATAACACCGGACTCAAACTTTGAAAGGATTGACCGGATGGTACTGAAAATGGATATTGCTGCCATGGAAATCCGTTTGTACAGAAAGCCAGGGATAGCAGCCAGCTCTCCGCAACCGCCACAGCTTCAAAGGGACGGTATCGTGCATGAATTATCTTTGGCGCAGGTGAAAGTGTCTGCACAGGGGAAATTGACTGTAGTTGATGAACGTGCCGATCAGAATCTATGTGGTGCGATTCGCCCGAGGAACCTGACAGAGATGGAAACCATGATGAAGGAATACCAGCGCAGATTTGAAGAATGGTTTGATTCTCAGCAGGCGAAAGGATGGAGAAATATTTACATACAAGAAGGAGATCCAGAAGGGGCGGTGGATGGAAGCCTATGGATATAGAAGCAAAAACAATCCGGTTCTATGATCCGGAGTTGAATTTTCTGAAGGAAGTGGATGATTTCGGTGGGGCGATTTACCGATCTAAATGGCACACTTACGGGAGTTTTGAATTTTTTTTTCAAGAGAGACTTCCCTGTATGGAAAAAGATAATCTTGTGGTGTTTGATTTTGATACAAGGAAAAATGGCATCATCAAACATATCAACTGTACGGAAGACGGCATTACCTTGAAAGGGTATTCCCTTCCCTGGATGCTCACTGGACGGATCGCCCTTCCTCCAGCAGGGAAGGATTATGATGTATTGTCTGGCAGTTATGAGGATTGTATGTATGCTTTAGTAGAACACAATGCCGTAAATCCTGTTGATCCAAAACGAAAGCTACCCCTGTGGGAATGTAGGAAAAGCCTGTCACGGGGAGGAAAGTGCAGTTACCAGGCAAGACATACTGTTGTGATGGATTGTATTACAGAACTATCCAGAGTTTCCGGTTTAGGGATCGGTGTTGATCTTGACCTGGAGGGAAAAAAGATCATATTCGAGGTTAGGGAAGGAATAGACCGGACCGCACAGCAGAAGGAACGGCCCCACGTTATATTTTCTGATGTACATGAAAATGTAACTAACAGGGAGTATACACTGGATGATACGGAAAGCAGGAATTGCGCTTACGTAGCCGGACAGGGAGAAGGAGCAGCAAGGACAGTAATTACAGTAGGAAATGAATTTGCAGGCCGTGACAGGATGGAAGTTTTTATTGACGCCAGAGACATTGAAGATATAGCCCAGCTTCCGGAACGGGGCAGAACGAAGCTGGCGGCAATGCTCCCCCGGGAAAGTTATACTTCTGAAGTTCTGGCCGGGTATAAAGCCAAATGGGATATTGGAGATTTTGTAACTGCATTGGATGAGGAATACGGCGTTACCTTGATGAAACAGATCTTAGAAGTAGAAGAGACTGTTGACGAAACAGGATATAGCGCAATACCGACACTGGGGATTCCGGAAAAGCAGATCGGGGAAACAGAAGGAGCAGGCGGAACCGTAGAAAGCAGTGGCGGAGGCGGTGATATAACTTATATCCATACACACATGACTGCAGAAAAAGAGTGGGACATCCAGCACAATCTGAATAAATATCCGTCAGTGAGCGTGGTAGACAGTGCAGGAAATACGGTAATTGGAGAATGCGAGTATATAAGCAAAGATCGTTTGATCCTGCGGTTCTCTGGAGGATTTTCCGGACACGCATATTTAAATTAGGAGGGGATTATGGATTTTTTAACAAATTTAAATCTACATCAAAATGAATTGCAAAATGCAAGAATACAGAATCTGGCAACAGCTCCGGCTAATCCAGCAGAAGGACAGATTTATTGTAATACAACAGAACATATCGTGTATGTGTATGTAAATGGCGCCTGGAAAAATATTATTTATGCATACACTGGTGAAACATTTACGGCAGCATATAAGAAAAAAATAGAAGGGATTGCGGAAGGAGCCACAAAAGTAGAAGATTCTGCTACGAATGGGAATATTAAAATAAACGGACAAGAAGTAAATGTTTATACTCATCCGGGAAAAGGAACGAACCCACACGGAACAACGAAAAATGACCTTGGACTGAATAACGTGGAAAATAAGTCTGCAGCAAATATTCTGGATGAATTGACAAAGGATAAAATTGTTGAGAAGCTGGGATTTGTACCAAAAGAGATAAAAGTAGGAGCAGACGGCGAAAAAGGAGCTGCTACAGGCAGTAAGATTCTTTACATTGCCACGGACACAAAGAAGATCTGGTTGGATAATGCCGAAGGTACATGGCTGCAGGTCGGAGGGCAGGACACCATTGCCTGGTCAAACGTAACGGAAAAACCATCTACATTTACACCGCCAATCGCATCAAAAACAAGATTGGGAGGCGTAAAAATTGGAGCAAACCTGGAAATTACGCCAGATGGTACATTAAGTGCCGTAACGGGCGGAGGAGACGGAACAAATGTATATTTGATAAAGCAGCAGGTCTTTACCGCAACTGAGGGACAGACTGCATTTACAATTACAAATGGAAAATACAGGACCGGAGCAGGTTTGCTTTCGGTCTTTTTAGATGGAATAAAAGTCCGTTCCGATGCTTTGAAAGAGACAGGAAACACCTCGTTTCAGTTGACAGTAGGTGTCCCGGTGGGGACTCAGGTGCTTGCGGAGTATGTACAGGTTATGGATGCAGAGCCTTACTTGTCCCACGGGGCAGAACACGTGGAGGGTGCTGCGGATGCGATTCCGAACGCCACACCGACAACAGGAGGTTTACAGAGCGCCACAGATAAGAGAAAGTTAGATGGTATTGCTGAAGGAGCAAATAAATACACGCATCCGACCTCAGACGGAAACAAGCACGTACCAGCGACAGGAACAACCAACAACGGGAAACTTCTGCAGGCAGGAAGTACGGCTGGTTCCATGAACTGGGTATCTCCATCAAAAAGTATGGTGGGTCTTGAGAATGTTCCGAATGTCACCACAAACGATCAGACACCGACGTATACGCCGGCGACATCTTTAACGGGATTGACATCTGGCGAGAAAATTTCTATTGCATTTGGAAAGATTGCGAAAGCGATCACTGATCTGATCTCCCATATGGTGAACGAATCAAATCCTCACAGTGTCACAAAAAGTCAGGTAGGACTTGGCAATGTGGATAATACCTCAGATGCGAATAAGCCGGTTTCTGTTGCCCAGCAAGAGGCACTGGACAAAAAGCTGGATAAAACATTAAAAGGTGCAGTAAATGGTCTGGCAGAGCTGGACAGCACAGGGAAAGTGCCGGCGGCACAGCTGCCATCCTATGTTGATGATGTTGTTGAGGGATATATGAGTGCTGGGAAGTTCTACAAAGAATCTGCCCATACAACGGTGATACCTGGTGAAAACGGAAAGATTTATATCAATCTGGCCACAGGAAAAACTTACCGCTGGTCTGGATCGGCTTTTGCAGTTATTTCAGAAACGTTGGCATTGGGAGAAACTTCATCCACAGCTTACCGTGGAGATCGTGGAAAGACAGCTTACGATCACAGCCAAAAGGCTCACGCCCGTCCAGATGCTACCAAAACAGAGGATTCCGAAACAAACGGAAACATTAAGATTAATGGGGCGGAGGTAAATATTTATACGCATCCATCAAACCATCCAGCATCCATGATTACGCAGGATACTACCCATAGATTCGTGACAGATTCAGAAAAAAGCTCCTGGAACAGCAGAACAAAGAAATATGCGGCAGACATCGGGAACGGTACAGCAACAGAATTTACAGTAACACACAATTTGGGGACACAGGATGTTACGGTACTTTTAAGAGAAAAAGCAAGTCCGTTTAACCAAGTATTTTGTGATGTACAGATAGTAAGTACGACACAGATCAAGCTGCTGTTTGCTACAGCTCCAGCGGCGGGAGCATACCGGGTGGTTGTGACCGGATAGGAGGCAGTTATGAAACTGTTTGGAAAAGAATTTAAGTTTAATAATTTTGATGTATATCATAAAGGGAATAAGCCGACACCCCATGATATAGGAACTTATACGAAAACAGAGATTGACCAGAAGATCACTTCGGCCCAGGGAGTAAAGGTATTAGTATCCACAACTCAGCCTTCCGGGGCGAAAACGGGGGATGTATGGCTGTAGAAAGGAGAAAAAAATGGCAAATATAATCAAAAGAGCAATCAGAATTTTTAATGGAAAAGAATGGGATAAGTACCATCCGGAAACATCTGCAGATCAGGTGGTTTATACGAAACCGGACGGAACAGCATCGAATGTGCAGGCGGAACTTGCTGAACAAAACTCCGCTTTGAAAGTTGGAGTTCTTACTGAAGTTAGCGATCCAAACAGAGATATAGGTCTTGTT